CACCTCCACGTTGTACCTTGGATCACGAGGTTGGATGATCCTTGGGACAGTGTCCTTCAAAAGTGAAAAGATGAACTTTTCAGCTTTGATAAAGGCCCTCACCCAGCTGTCTCTCCCAGTGATCGGAGCCGTGGCGAGACTCGCAACTGCTTTTTCATATACTGCCCTTCTACGACCGGTGTAGTACTCCACGAATTTCTCGCGGGTCACAGGGTGGCAACTCGGGCAGTGTTTGAGAAGCAGCGACCTGAAGAGGTTTAGTCGGGAAAAAGCGCCTCGCAGTGGTTTAGGTGGAGGAGCCAAGCCACTAAGTGTCTTGACATAATACACCCTTTCCACTAGGGCCCTGTGTAAATTTACCAACGTGTTATTGTGTACTCCTATCCGAATGCCAGTGCCGAGGCCATGGTAAACGAACAGTTTCCTTTGTTTAGGGTGTCCCTGTCTACGCACGTCCATGTCGGGGTGATCGGGATTTTGCACCTCGGTATCAACCCCACGTGTTTCAACAAGGCCTCCCTAATGCACAAACGGACGAGGGTCATCATACCCCCCGCACGCGGCCCAAGGGACCACGCATGTGCTTATCCTGGCCAGCAGGTCCCACCAGCCTTGCACCTTAGAGCGGCGAACCACTCGCATCCCCACGAACTGTTGCTCCACAGCGTCACTAGCCATGAAAGCGGCTGCCTCCTGGTCAGCGTAACTTGGGACAAAACATAGGGATGTGGCCATGGGCAGGTGGAATGGTATATGAGATTGTCTCACATCCATAGCCTCCATGATGTCGGTGCATAGTCGTGACATTACCAACCAGTTTGCCTTGCTCATCTCGGGCCTGGATTTATGCCTTGCGACAGCAATTCTAGCAACCTGTGCGGCAAAGACCCGTCTACGGCGCCTAGCACCTCCAGAGTCTCCTGTAGGCCAAGGAATGCGACTTCTTGAACTATCACCACCACTTCCGTCAGACTTACACAAGACACTGTTCGGACTATGCTGGTTTCTGCGTGATGCGCCTCCAGGTAGTCCATTACCGCTGTGTCTTGGAGCTGGAGTGCTTGGGCGGATCTCAGGCACATCTCCAGTGGAAACGACACTGACACCAGACAAGCTCTCCTGCTCATCACCACGACGTACGGTCGTCGGGTCATGAGATCCTTGCTCAGTAAGGTTACCGGGATCGACAGTGTTGTGGACCCCAATAATCGACCTTGCATCGAATTCTCCAAGAGCAGTAACAGTGCGTTTGGTAAATCGTCCAAACAACCATCCAAACAATCCACGCATGACAGGACGCGTACTTCGACATCCCTCCCTACCACTCTCAATGAGGCTGGTGTGGAGTTCGTCATGTATAGTCCTATGCTCGTGGGTGTTTTCAATTGGATAGTGGCTCCGACCGGGATAGCAGTGTAAGCAAACATCGCAGACACAACTTTCTGGGTGAGAGGATGATAAAGCCCACAACGCGTCTCGCTTAGCGTAATCAACTGGGATGAGCGCATAAGGCGAGTGGAACTTTCCGAATAGAGCCATGAGGGGGGATGGGCAAGGGTGGC